GCATCAGACATGGTTGTGTCTAACATAAACTGTAAGTTGAATCCACTTCTACCGTAGGATGCTAGTCGCTCCATTAAGTCTACTTCGTTGAACCTTTGAGGGTCCGTTGGGTCCCCTTCAGTACCTTTTTTGTCTATAATATCAGCCAGTTTGTGTCCATAACCAGTTCTTTGTACTGAATCTGGGTACAATGCAGGCCATATTTTAGTCTTAAAACCTCTTTCTTCTAGTGAATTGTACAGTGACATCTCTGTTTGTGGTGTCCCTAGAAAGATAATACGACCAACTTTAGGCTTGATAATAGCATCAAACTCTTTAACAGTCTCACCTAGTCTATCTCTCATCAGTTGTGTCTGTGAGTTGTTAGCAGACTCTACGTCATCTGCAATAATCAAGTCAGCACGACTACCAGTCAGCTGTCCTGTGATACCCATAGACTTAACAGAAGGTGCATGAGAGGCCTGTGCAGGTCCTACATCAAAGCTAACCTTAGATGCTCTTTGGTTGTCATGAGGCTGTAAATGCTCTAGCAAGGGCATCTCGGCTATTAGTCTCTGTGTAAATGTACTGAAATCATCAGCCCTACTTTTAGATGCAGAGACAACTAAGATGTTCCTTTGGGGGTTTAGTAATAGTTGGTGACATACAAATGCCGATGTAATCCATGACTTACCTACACCACGAAACGCTTCTATAACCAGTCTTTTTTCTTTAGACTGCAAATAATCAGCTATATCGTACTGTACAGGTGTTGGCTCAGGTAAATTTAAGTGTTTCCAACATAAGTACAAGAAGTTTTTGAAGTTCTTGACTTTGCTATTCATCATGGTCAAACGGTAAATCGTCTAATATGTTTTGTGCTTTCTGCACAATCTCAGGGTCCGTATATTGTTTACACACATCAAGACATACTTTCATCTCAGATGCAGTTAAATCTTCACCTGATTTTAGTTTTCTATAAGCGTGCATGACCAGTAAAACAGGTAGCTCATCTAACACCTGCTTTACGGTCTCTTGTTGACTCTCGTCCATTATGCACTCCTTAAGGCCAAGCCGCAGTCTCCTGCATTATTAAACTTAACCGTTTACAGCCACCATAAAAGATATGAATAAGCTGTGAATATTCCTACTACGTATAGTTTTTGTATGACTGAAAAGCCTGCCCAAGCAGCTTTACCACACTTCCAGAAGTTTTCTTTCAGTGCTTCGCCGATTGCTTCAGCAGCATCCTCAGAAAAATCCTTAAGTTCAGCCTTAATTTTCTTCTTATCTAACATATATACTCCTAGTTTGCTAATGGATTTTTAAACTGGATTACTTGTGATTCTAACACACCTAATCTTTTGTCTAAATTAGCAATCTCTTTTTGCATAGCCTTGATGTTTTTAGTAGATTTAGATTGCTCTAGTTCATCAAGTCTGTTATTAAACACGCCCCAGGCATAGAATCCACCACCAATAGTAGTGACAATACCTACAAGAGCTATGTATTTTTTAAGTGTTTCCATTAAATCCATTATCTGATACCTCTTAGTTGTTCTTGATATTTATACAAAGGGTCATTTGCAAACATTGCTTGATGGCCTCTAACATCTGTATAAATTTCTTTACTATACTCATCTAAACTACGTAAGTCCTGGTAATCATTACCTAAATATAACGCACGAGTATCTGTGTACTTTTGTTGTGTGTATGTTTGTATATCAGGTTGTGTCTGTGTCATTGCTTGTTGCACAACTTTATTAACGACAGCAAGCTGTGTATTAACATCTTTTATCTTAGTAGCTACCTGTGTATGTACATCTTGTACTGTTATTCCCACACGTTCTGTCTCAGGTTGTTCACCTTCAGGTTCTTTTTGAACTGTTTCCATAACGGTGCCTTGAGACTGTTCAGGTTGTTCTTCCATGAACTCTTCATCCATGGGTTGCTCTGATATTGACATCTCTTTATTTGGTTCTTTATCTTCTGGTTCCTGTACATCTTCAACAATTTCTGGACCCCCAAATGCTTGTAAAATTTCTACTTCTTCAAATTCTTCCTCAAATTTGTTTTCTGTAGCTTCTTCAAAGATAATCACTTCTTCTTCATTTTCAAACATAAATGTGTCCAATTTATACTCCTCGATTATATAATCCATTTTATATTCTTCTTTAAAATCATCTTCCCACTTTGTATCTAACTCTATGGGTTCTGGTTTTGTAAAGTTTTCATAATAGCTTACTGTAAGACTAGGATTTCTCAAGTCTGCACCATAATGTGCTGTACTGTTACTAGACTCGTTAAACTCAAACCTAGCTGTTATTTCGTAGTCTTGCTGACTGTTTCCACCCACAATAATGGTATCAGTATAAGTATCATAACTACAACCATTAAAAGTAGTACAGCTTCCGTCAATTTGTCTTTGTTGTGTAATACTAACCCCATTGTCATCTATCAGTGTTTGTTTCATTATAACATTCTGTGGAATACTATTCCAAAACCAAACATCAGCTCCTATTGTAGAACTAAATCCACCATTTATTTCTTCTTTAGTTAGATAATCATTAAGGTTTATAGATGATTCTACATACTCACCATCAACACCTGCGATAACTTGGTCACCATGCCTATGGTCTACATTTGTTCCTGTCCAAGAACCATCTGTAAAGTTCGGACTTAGTAAGTTGTCTGTTGTCTGGTCGTATGCTTGAACTGCCCATGCTATCAAGAATACAGTTAATAACAAGTAAAAATATTTAATCATCTCCGTACAGGTCTCCGTAGCTAGTATCTATCTTTTTAAATACTGGCTTACCTGAATCTATAATTTTTCTTTTTCTTAATTTTTCTACATACTTATCATAGTCTGGTCTTTCTATGTCATACTTTTCCCACTGTGCTTGAGCCTCACCAGCTATCTTGCCTTCAAAAGGGCAAGGCGTGCCTGCGTGTTCCATAGCACTAAATACTCTGTCATCTTGGCACAGTATACTAATACTTGCTACTCTCATGTTAAAGTCATACAATAATTTACTTAGTTTCATTCTCTCACAGTTTTCATCTGTAATGTAACTTCCAGCTGCCACTCCAAATCCAGTAACTTGCATAGAGCCTGATAGCCCTACGATACACAAGTCTTGTGAATAGCTGCTCATGCTAGGTGCTATAGCAGACCCTACAGGTATTGCGCTATTTTTTGTCGTATTCGTTGTACTATTGCTAGTCGTGTTAGTCTGGCCACCGCTGTACGTATTGTTAGTAGTGGAACTATAACCACCAGAAATGGAAGTATTAGAACCACTTGTGTTAGTTTGACTAGAAGTGCTGTAATCATTTGCATTTGCTGCTGCTCCTATTAAAAGTAAAACAATAATTAATGCAAAAGCTGTTTTCATAGTTACTTAGGTTCCCATTTAAGAGATATCCCTGTGTCCCCCTTGAGAGTATGTACTACTTACTTCTTACCAAACATCCCTGCAGCTGGTTTAAGGCCGTAAATAGCCCCAAAGATACCTATGAGTAACCATTGATACCATTGTGGTAATCCGTTAAAATATGCAAAGAATAAATCTAGTTTACCTTTCATATCTGCATCCCCAAAAAATACTGCATATGCCAGTACCAAGATTGGTAGTGATACAATCACGAGAACAAACTCGTCTTTCCATCCATTATTATTATCTGCTCTTACTTGTGCTTGATATTCTATTTCACCTTGTGCCATGCGATACATATGGTTTCTTTCTGCCATAGCTTCAAAGCGTTTTGTTTCTTGTCTTTGTTGAAAAACATTTACTGCTGTAGATATTACACTTCCAAATATTCCAAACATTATAAACCTCTCAACATTAATTCTCTAATAACTATTATCATTTGTGTACCTGCAATAACGGCTACAGTCCATAGAACTTTTTTAATAGCTGATACATCATCTTCTATATGTTTTAGATGATTCTTCTCTATGGTTTCTATCGACTTCTGTATAAGACGCATATCACCTTTGATACGCTCTATCTCTACAGTAAGCTCGTTATTAGTCATCATGTTAGGCATTAGTCTTGGTTATGACTCCCACATGGTTGCTCACAATCGCACTCTGGGTATGTACATTTATCACTCATATTATTCTCCCCCGTTATCTGTAACTGTATTACCATCAGCAATCCATTCTTGTACTGCTTGATAGTCTGAATTTGCTGTGTCAAAAGGCACTGAAGATACTGTTCCATCAGTTTGTGTAACTTTGTAACAGTCTTGCTCTCCCCAGGCATATATAAATTCTACTGTGTTTATGGTTTCTTTTATCATTATAACTCTGCCTCTGCTCTAAAGTAAAACGCATTTAACGTCGGATTGTTTGTTCCCATTCCACCACCAATAGTTTGTGTAACTTGTGTACTCCAACGTGTAATTGTATGTGCTGTGTTACTAGGTGTTTGTTGTCCACCTGGTCCGTATCTAACAAAACCACCAAGGGATGTAATAGTAGGTGTAGCTCTCATAGCTTTAGAATATGTATATCCAGCTTCAGTTACTGTCGCACTTGTAGCCCATCCTGTTGCTCTTAAATCATTTATCTGACAGTATCTCCAACATCTTTGTTCTTGTTCATCATAGCTTATATCTTCAAAATCAGATGCTACACTTCCTAGTTCCCATTGTACTCCTGTAATGTAAAATTCATTACTTGTGCTATCTGCTAAATTTACTTGTCCAACAGCTCTATTAGCATTAGTTTTTGCTGCCCAAGATGTTGCTAATGTGCCAGAAGAATAATTTGTACCTGCTACAAGCCAAAAGAATAAATGAACACTTGCAGAAGTATCATTATCAAATGCTCCTGTTGTATCTCCAGCAAATGTTAATGTTTTCTTTTCCCATGTACTTGCACTATCTATTGTATAAGATTGTGAAATATGTCTTGTATTATCTCTATCTTCTATTTCAACAATATATGTTCCTGTTTTATTTGATTTAACCCAAAAAGATATTGTTGTCGCTTCAGCATTAGATGTACCCTTTTTTAATCTTTGTAACTCGTGTCCTTCAAATCGTTGTTGATGTGTCATAAATGAACCTGCTGACAAACTTGCATTTGCTGTTGTGCAATCCCATTTTGTGGAATAACCAAATCCTTGTCCACTTGGAACATCAGTTGATTGAGATATTGTCCATGTACCTGCTGTACCAATATCCATTAGCCATCTATCTACAGTAAAATAACCAGAAGCAGTTTTACCTGTTACGGATGTATCTCTTTGTGCTATTCTCATATCACCATTTATAATTAAATTTCTTCTACCAGGATTATCTAAAACTGATGAGATTACTTTTTGTATTGCCATTCTTTACTCTCTTTTAAACTTTTCTTATAATCTTTATAAAAACTTTCATTTGTTAACTTAGATATTCTTTCTTTTAATTCCATAATAATAGATTCTAAAGTACTCATTCTTGTATATAAAATATTAATTCTATCTTTGTCTGTCATAATATTTATCCCGATATCTCCATCGCTGTTATT